GTTTCCCAGTCACGATCCAGAATGAGAAAGAAGTTACATTCTTTTTTATAGAGGGGAACATGTTTAAGAAAAACGAATCACGAGATGAATATATACTTAGAAGAATGAAAGAAGAATCATCACTAGAAAAACAAGTAGGCGGTAATCACTACAAAGATTGTGCGATACAGCCTATAGAATATATAGAAAAAAATAACTTAACATTTGCTAAAGTAGATGAAGAAAAGCGTATGTTAGTAAGTCCTGCTTTAATACCTAACAAACAAATATTTAGATATAATCCAAATACTGACTCAGAGTACTATGTGTATTTTAGTCCAGAAACGGTGCGTAAAGCTTCAGAGCTTTATTTAAAACATAACAATCATCATAAGGCAACTTATGAACACCAGGATAGAGTAAGCGGCGTTTTAACTGTAGAATCTTGGATTAAAGAAGGTGATATGGATAAGTCTAAATTATATGGTTATGACTTACCTAATGGCACATGGTTTGTTAAGATGAAAATCAACAACGAGGAGCTTTGGCAAAAAATTAAAGCAGGTGAACTTAAAGGATTAAGTATTGAAGGGTATTTTACAGATAAGATGGAAAAGATGGCAGAAAAAACACCAACAGACCAAGAGATACTAGAGGCACTAAATGAAATTATACGTGAAAATCAAATAAAGTAACTAACTATTCTATTATATTAAAAAAGAACCTATGGACATTAAAGAACAAATATTAGTAGCACTTGGCTTAAACAAAGCTGAGGATGAATTAAAATTAGCATACCAAGCAAAAAGCGAAGATGGTACTATTTTCGTTTCTACTGCTGAAGAATTAGAAGCAGGTGTAGACATCTCTGTTTTAACTGAAGATGGCACTACAATACCACTACCTATCGGAACTTATAAAACTGAAGACGGTGTAAGTTTTAGAGTTGAAGAAGAGGGTGTAGTAGCTGAGGTTATGCAGTCAGAAACTGAAGAAGATGTAACTGAAGAAGAAGTTGATGCAAAAGAAGATAAAGAAAAGATGTCAGATGAAACTCAATTAGATAAACATGAGGATGAAGATGATTATGACGAACATGATGAAGCTGATGTAGCAGACTGGAAAGGTATGGAAAAACGTATCAAAAACTTAGAGGATGCTATTGCTGATATTAAAGCTAGAATGGGCGAGGGCGATACTGAGGATGTAGAGATGTCTGAAGAAACTACTGAGGATGTAATAGAAGAAGTAGAAAAAACAGACAGTCCTAAAACAGTAACAACTAAGACTACTGAAGTTGTAGAGTTTTCAGCAGAGGATGAAATTAAAAAATTAAAAGAAGAAAACGAAAAACTTAAAACAGAGTTAGCAGCAAGTCCAGCTGACAGTCCAATAAATACAAATAAGTTTAGTTCAGATAGAAAGCCTCTTACTAATAAAGAGTACAGAAAACTAACTAAGCAAGAAAGATTTTTTTACAACCTAAATAAATAATAATAACAAATAAAAAAAGAAAATTATGGCATTTAATGTAACATCAAATTTCTCAGGTAAAGCGGCAGGGTTTTATATTGCAGCGGCACTTAAAGAAACTAAATCATTAGACTTTTTAACTTTGATTGAAAACATCAAATTTAAGTCTAATATACAACGTATGGCAGGAAGTTCAGTAGTAAGAGATGCTACTTGTGACTTTACAGACCACGGTACTTTGGCAATGACTGAAAAAGTTCTTGAGCCAAAGAATTTACAAATTAACTTAGACCTTTGTAAAACTACTTTACTTAGTTCTTGGGAGGCTTTAGAAATGAGAGCAGGAGCAGGTGCACCACCACCACCATCATTCGAAGACTATGTAATATCTTACATGGGTGAAATTATTGCTGATTCAGCAGAGACTTCTATATGGTCAGGTGTAGCAGCTAACAATGGTGAGTTCGCAGGATTCTTAGGAACTGCAACTGGTTACTTATTGCCAGGTGTTGACGGAACTGTAATACAGTCTTCTGCATCAGGTGCTTATACAGCAGGTAACATTATAGCAAACTTACAAACTTTAACAGCTGATATGGCTGCTAACGTTTCTCCAATTTTAAGAAAAGAAGACTTATACATCTACATGAATGCTAAGACTTACGCTTTCTATGTATCAGCAGTATCTACCTTAGGATATGTTAATGCTTACAATATGAATGGAGACTATGAGCCTGTATTTGAAGGTTACAAAATTGCTGTTTGTCCAGGAATGGTAGACAATCAATTAGTAGCTGCACAAAGAAGTAACATGTTCGCAGGGACGGATTTATTATCTGATACTACTAGAATTGCTTTACTCGATATGTCATCTTTAGATGGTTCTGATAACATTAGAGTAGTCGCTAAGTACTCAATGGGTGTACAGACAGGAGTAGGTGCTGATATTGTAAGACAATCATAATAAACCTAATTAATAGAAGTAGGGGCGTAAAAACCCCTACTCCTTTAACCTTAAAAAATAACAGATATGGCATGTACAGCTTTAACAAAAGGTAGAGGACTTGACTGTAATAGAATTGCAGGTGGGGTAAAAAAGGTTTTCTTTTCAGTTTACGATAATTTCGCAAGAGCTGATTGGGCTTATGATTCAACACATCCGCTAGAAATTGATACGATTAACTTTCAATCTTCTACAATATTCGGCTACACTATGCCTCTAGGGGTTGCTAGTGTTACTGATACAATTACAGGTAGTAGGGAAAACGGAACTATTTTCTATACACCTACACTTAACGTTATTCTTAACAGATTAACAAAAGAAGACCAGAACGAAATTAAATTATTAGGACAGACTAAAGTAAGAATATTTGTACAATTAAACGCTCAACATCCTGCAACAGGTAATGACGTTGTAATATGTATGGGTATGATAAACGGAATGGAGCTAAACGCAGGTACTATGGATAGTGGTGCGGCATTTGGAGACAGAAACGGATATACACTTACTTTTGATGGTTTAGAGCCTGAGCCATTTGCATTCTTAGAAGATGTAGCAGCAGGTGCGGCTTTATTTTCTAATTCAGGTATTACAGGATTAACAATAGACAACGATTAATTTAATTAAAAGTTTTGTAACATTTTAAGAAAAGGGGCTTTATGCCCTTTTTTCTTTTAAAGGCAAATAAAAAACGACTTTTTCTATTATATAGTATGATTCAAGCAATAACAGAGACTAACGTAACTACTTTTTTGCAAACTGAAGACAATAGAATAGATACTACAGTAGATTCTAGCAAGATAAGACATTTAGTAAAATTTACTAATGACATGGATAAATCTGTACAATATGCTTACTCTACAACTCACTTAATACACAACAGATATACAAGGTTTACCTTTGATTATGATGCAACGCCTGATGTATATACAGGAAAAGTTAACTTTACACCGTCAGGATATTACAAGTATGAAGTCTACGAGGTTAGTTGGACTGGAGCAGTAGCAATAAGTGCAGGTAATGCACCTGTCAATGAAAATGACGTATTACCAGTAGGACCCACACACGGTGTAGTACAGGGAGCAGTAACAAAAGGTAAAATGTATGTAGCTGACAAATCAGGAACAGCTCAAGTACAATATACACAAAGACAAGAACCAACAGGAACAAATTATATTTATTACGGACAATAAAAATTAAAAAATGGCAATAGAAAACGTACAACAATTATTAACAGAGCAGCTAGGTAAAAATGGAGGCACTGAAGTATTCACAACAGCAGCACAAACTAGTAAAGATTATTATTGTGTTTATTTTCCAGTAGAAAGCGTTGTAGCTTCAATAGCAGCAGCAGACGCAACTGGAGTTACTGCACTGCAAACGACACTACCAGCTGGAACTACCCTATTCATGAACGTAACCGCAATTACCCTTACTAGTGGTATTGGTATTGGTTATCACGAAGGAGTAACTACTTAGAATATGTTAACACAAAAACTAGCATTAAGCTTAAATACTATTAAGACTTATGGGGCGTGGAGTCCAGATGATGAGTCTAGTCTAGAGGCGTGGTATCAAAAAGGAGTAGGTATTGGTCTTAGTGGTTCTAATGTAAGAAGTTGGGAGGATAGTAGTAGCAACTCAGTAGACATGGTACAAGGAGACTCAGCTGAGATGCCTATATGGACAGGTACACAATTAGAGTTTGACGGTACAGGAAGAAACTTACAAACAGCAGGAACAGATATTACTTTAAGCGGTGCTTTTACAGTTGGTGTTAGATTAAATGTAGGGACCTCTTTAGGTACTTTATTAGCTGATAATACAACAGCAGGAGAGTGGTTAAGATTTATTAATACAACTACTCTAAGGTTAAAAATAGACAATACAACTGCTGTAGACTTTTCTTTAGATAGTGGTACATGGGGCGACGGTTATTTGTTGATGTCTAGGGACTCAGGAGGCACAATTACTATGTACTGGAATGGTACAGCACAAGCGGACACTGAAGAGTTAGCAGGAACGTCTAATATTGATGCTATAGGGGTGCGTAAAACAGATTTAAACCCCTTTGATGGTTTAATTACTGAAATACAAATATTTAGCACTACAAACGCTACTTTAATTTCTAATGTAAACTCTAGGCTTTCTAGCTTATAAAAATTTAAATATGAAAGATAACATAATATCAATTAATTTAGAAACATCAACAGCACCAGTAGTGCAAGAGGTGCGTGGACGTGACTATATAGAGTACGGTACTGAAGACTGGAGAAACTTGTATCCACAATTTTTAATTGACTTGTATTACAACTCTAGTACACACGCTGCTATTATCAACGGGACCTCAGAAATGATAGCAGGAGAAAATCTAATTGCTACTGATGATGAAACTAATTTAGACGCTTATGTTAAATTAAAGAAATTTATGCGTAATGCAAACTCTAAAGAGTCATTACATCAAGTAATTAAAAAAGTCGCATTTGATTTTAAACTACAAGGTGGCTACGCTTTACATATTGTATGGAATAGAGACAGAACAGAAATAGCTGAAATATACCACGTACCAGTAGAACGAGTAAGAGCAGGAAGACCTAACGAATTAGGTAAAGTAGACACTTATTTTATAAGTGCTGACTGGGCAAATACAAGAACTAACAAACCATATCCAATAGCAGCCTTTAATGTTAACGTTAGAACGTCTGGCAGTCAATTACTTTACACAGGTTCTTATAGTCCAAATATGGATATATACCACACCCCTGACTATTTAGCTGCTTGTAACTGGGCATTAGTAGATCAAAGAGTTGCAGAGTTTCACCTTAATAATATAGAGAATGGTTTTAGTGGTTCTTACTTTATAAGCTTTGCAAATGGTGTACCAACAGCTGAAGAACGTAGACAAATAGAGCAAAGTCTAACAGATAAGTTTACAGGGGCTAAAAACTCTGGTAAGTTTGTATTAACATTTTCAGATGATAGAACTAGAACACCTGAGATAACGCCTATTAGTGTATCTGATGCTGACAAGCAATATTTAGCTTTACAAGAGTTATTAGTTCAAAACATTCTTACAGGTCATAGAGTTACGTCTAAGACACTTATGGGTATTGATAGTACTAATGGATTCTCAAGCAATACAGACGAACTTATAAACGCTAGTAACTTTTATCTTAATACAGTTGTACGTCCATTCCAACTTAACATCCTTGACACTTTACAAACTATATTCTCAGTAAATAATATGGATTTAGAAGTTGAGTTTGTACAATTAAAACCTATTACAGTACAATTTGACTCTAAGACAATTAGAGAGGTTATGACTCAAGACGAAATCAGAGAGGATATTGGATTAGCACCGCTAGATGAAAATGATACAACAGTAGAGCAAGATGTCAAATTAGCAAAAGTCGGTATGATAGATGGTCAGCCTGTATTTAGTACAATAGAAGAGGCTGAGGCTCAAGCTAAGAAGCAAGGATGCAAAGGTTATCATGAACACGAACTAGAGGGTAAAACAGTTTACATGGCATGTGAGGGTCATAGTGAAGCAACAGAAATGCAAGTAGAAAAAACTGAACTTGAAAAGTTTATAGAAGAGTATGGTGACAGATCGTGACTGGGAA